TCGTTTTTGATGGCAATATTTATCACACAGGTCTATTGCCTCAAACAAGCAAAGTTAGATTGGTACTAAACTTCAACTTCATGGTAGTATCTAATGATGCGGTGAATGATGTGTTCGTTTCACCTGCGACCGAAGTAGCCGAATGACCACGAAAGTAGGCAAGATGAAACTGGACAAAAAGCAACAGGCTATGGTCAAGTCGTATTTGCGTTCTGCTTTGGCTGCTGTCGTTGCCGTTATGGCGACAATTGACTTTACTTGGAAAGACATCCTAAAGGCTTTTGTTGCTGCTTTAATTCCGCCAGTCATCCGCTGGTTGGACCCGAAGGATAGGGCGTTCGGTCGCACAATTTCTAGCCGATAAACAATTCCGCCCTAGGGGCGGATAGAATTGAGGCATGACAATGAAACTGTTAATGGCTATTGTGTTGGCATTGACACCAACGCACTCTCAGGTGCGTTATCCTCAGCATTGCCCAGAGTATGCTTCTGCGGTTTTTCGTGTGGGGTTCCGCACAGAGATGCCGACAGCCCTCATGGTGATGCATAGGGAATCTAGATGTATTCCGACTGTGATGAACCCGAAGGACCCGAATGGTGGCAGTATTGGTTTGTTTCAAATAAACATGTTTTGGTGTAAGCCGTCACGCTATTATGCTGAGGGCTGGTTGCAGTCTCAAGGTGTTTTAGATGATTGTAGTCAGTTGTATAATCCTGTGACGAATATGGTTGCCGCCAAGGCAATATACGATTACAGCGTTGAACATAATAAGGGTAACGGCTGGCAGCCGTGGGGATTATGAACATTCAAGAGTTGTTGCACGAAAAAGAATGGCGGTTGTGCCGTGGGCTGGATGACACCGTTGATGGGCAGTTGGCTGGATTCGCATATTTTTGTGAGAACTACTGGTTCATAAAGCACCCGTCCAAGGGGCGTATTTTGTTTAAGTTGCGTGAGGCGCAAAGTGAAACTGTGCGTGTTTGGATGTCTGACCGCTATAGTGTCGTCCTAAAGGCACGCCAGATTGGGTTTTCTACTTTGGCTGCGGCGTATGCGTTTTGGATGACATATTTTTTTCAGGACCGTTTTGTGATTATGTTGTCACGGACTGAGCGTGAAGCGATGAAGTTGTTGTCTAAATCTAAGTATGGTTACAAGTTTTTGCCGTTTTGGATGCGTGAGAAGGGTCCGAAGCAGACAACAGACCACCAGTTGAAGATGACTTTTGATAACGAGTCGGCAATTGAATCTCTGCCTAGCGGGTCTGACCCTGCCCGTGGCGAGTCTGTCTATGCCGTGTTTGTGGATGAGTGGGCATTTTTGCCAAACCCTGAGGAAGCGTGGGCATCTATTGAGCCGATTGCGGATGTTGGTGGACGGGTGATGGGTCTTAGTACCGCCAATGGTTCTGGTAATTTTTTTCACCAGTTGTGGGTCGGCTCCCAAACGGAAGCCAACCAGTTTACTGGAATTTTTTATTCGTGGGATGCGGACGGTGAGCGTGGCGAAGACTGGTACGAAGACAAGGCACGCAACATGCAGTCTTGGCAGTTGCATCAAGAATACCCTAGGAATCCGTCTGAGGCTTTTATTAAGTCGGGTAACCCTGTTTTTGATATTGATTTGTTGGACGATTTGGAACCTCGGGAGCCGATGCGTGGCTATTTTCATCATTATGCGGATGGGTCGGTTTCGTTTGTTGAATCCGAGGACGGCGAATTGACGGTGTGGGGTACGCCTGAGCATGGGTGTGTTTATGTGATTGGGGCGGATGTCGCCGAAGGTTTGTCGTATGGTGACTATAGTTCGGCGCACATAATCAACGCACAGGATGGTGTTATTGTTGCGCATTGGCATGGGCATATTGAACCAGATTTGTTTGGTGAGGCTTTGGCGGATTTGGGGTGGTGGTACAACAATGCCCTGTTGGGCATTGAGAACAACAACCATGGTTTGACCACCCTCAAGGCTGCGCAGCGTGTGGGTTACAAAAATTTGTATCGGACACGCAAATTGGGCAACATCAGGGCTGAGGCGACCGAGCAGTTGGGGTGGCGTACTACAACGACCTCTAAACCGTTGATGATTGACGAGTTGTCTGCTGCCATCAGGAATCAGGATATTTCTTTGTTTTGTTCTAAGACCATTGCTGAGTTGCGGACTTTTGTTCGTAAATCAAACGGCAGGATGATTGGCAGCCCGTATGATGACCGAACCATCAGTTTGGCTATTGCCAATCAGATGTTGAAGTATGTTTGGTTGCCTGAGTATCAGAATCCGAATGTTGTTCCGAAAAACAGTTTGGCGTGGTGGGAGGGTCATATTATGGGCGGGCAAACAACCCAAAGGGTGCCTTTGGGGGCGCATAATATTCGTTCTGCTGTCAGAATCTAGTTTTTGGGGAACGGGACGGTCATAAATGATGATTATTTCGTGCGAACAGTGCAGAAACGATTTTGAGGTGGTGGAATTGCCCCGCCGTGGCAAAATTTGCTTCAAATGTCATGTAAAAACCATCAGATTGGGTTTTACTCAAGGCAAAGAGGAGTTTCACGGTCCTACGATTCGTGAACGGCAGGAACAAATCGTCAAGGACGCTAAAATCAACGGCTATAACGCTGAGCCTGTTGGGACACGCTGGGTTTAATGTATGGAAGCCGTCTGGGTCCCGATTGTCGTTGCTCTGATTACGGGTCCTGCGGTTGTTGTGCTTCAGAAGTTGCGCAGGGAGAACAGCGACCAACACGCCGAGGGGCGTGCGCTGTTGGAGCGTGTCGCAGACAAGGTGGACGGGGTGGCAACGAAACTGGATGAACATATTGGCTGGCACAAGGGTAGGGGTAAATAATGGCTAGGAAACCGCTCGGCGACTATTTGACGACATACCGCAAGAAGATTGATACCTCTAAGCGGTGGCGCAAGGAGGAGGGTTACGACCAGATTTGGAAACGGATGTCCGACCTGTACCGTGGTCGGCATTACGAATACTACAGCGAATCGGACCGTCTGCTGGTAAATATTTGTTTTTCCACGGTAAATGTAATCGTTCCCAGCGTTGCGGTAAATTATCCGAAGATTACGGTGAACGCCACGCAGCCTGAGTCGGCTGCTCAGGCGGTTATTGCCGAGGCGGTTGTGAACTATTGGTGGCGGCACAACAACATCAAGGACGAATTTAAGCAAGCCGTTAAGGACATGATTATTTGTGGTCACGGCTGGATTAAAGTCGGCTACAGGTATGTTGAAGAAGAAGCGTTTAACATTGACGGTGACGATGTGTCCGACAATGTTGAGGGCGGCGAAACGACTCCACGGACGGTTGTTGTGGAGGATGCCCCGTTTGCGGAGCGTGTGTCTCCGTCGGATGTGTTTGTGGACCCAGACGCAACATCCATGAAGGATATTGCGTGGATTGCGCAGCGTATTCGTCGTCCGTTGCGTGAGGTGCGCACAGACAAGCGGTACAATAAGGCGGCTCGTGACGCTGTTGGGGCGATGGCAATTAGCCGTTACAGTGATGACCCGTCGGTTCGCAAGGTTCGTGACAAGGATGAAGGTTACGCCGAAATTTGGGAATTTTACGATGTCAAGAACCGTTTGATGTCGGTGTTTGCTGAGGCTGGCGATAGTTTCCTTGTGAAACCGATGAAGATGCCGTATGCGTTTGGTCAGCCGTTTGTGATGCTGCGTGATTATGATGTGCCCGACCAGTTTTATCCGATTGGGGAACTTGAGGCGATTGAGCCTCTACAGAAGGAATTGAATGAGACTCGCACGCAGATGATGAATCATCGTAAGCGTTTTGCCCGAAAGTGGCTGTATAAGGAGTCGGCGTTTGACCAGTTGGGTCGTACCGCTTTGGAGTCGGATGAGGACAATGTGATGGTGCCTGTGGTTGGTGACGATGCTTTGGGTAATGTCATTGCCCCGATGCCCGCCGTAATCAATCCAGCGGATTTCTATAATCAGTCTAATGTTATTTCGGCTGATATTGACCGTGTTTCTGGTGTGTCTGAGTTTATGCGTGGCGGCGTATCGGAGATTCGCCGCACGGCAACCGAATCCGCCTTGCTTCAAGATGCTGCCAACGCTAGGACTGCTGACAAGTTGGCGACTGTTGAGCGTGGTATTGCCGAGGTTGGTCGCCGTCTGCTGATTCTGGCTCAACAGTTTATGACTGGTGAACAGGTAGCCCGTATCACCGCAAAAAGCGGTGAGCCTGTGTGGGTTAAGTATGACCGTGACTATTTGGCTGGGGATTTTGATTTTGAGGTTGTGGGCGGTTCAACCCAGCCTGTGAACGAGTCGTTCCGCCGTCAGCAGGCGCTTCAGATTGTGGACGCTATGGCACCGTTTGCTGGTGCTGGTGTCGTGGACATGAACAAACTGGCTGCTTATGTGTTGCAGTTTGGTTTTGGTGTGAAGTCGCCCGAACAGTTCTTGCAGGCTGCTCCGCCTCCCCAACCACCTGTGGGGCAGCCTGCTTTACCTTCTGGAGAGA